GTGGCCAAGGCGGATGCCAAGGACAACGTCTATCCGCGCAAGGACCGCGAGCAGAACAAGATCGACGGCCCGGTCGCGCACATGATGTGCCAGGCCCGCTGGATGAGCGCAGAGGCAGACGGTCCATCGGTCTACGAGACCCGCGGCATTCTGGAGATTGAAGTTTGAACGAAGAACGGAATCGCCGCCGGGTCGACTGGCGGGATGTCGCCGGCGTGCTCGGCGTCATCCTCATCGCTGGCGGCGCTGCAATGATCTATGTGCCGGCCGGTCTCATTGCCGGTGGCACCCTGTTGCTGGCGGGAGCAATCCTCGCATCGAGGCGCGCATGAGCCTGTTCGCCAACATGTTCGGGCCGCTGTACCAGCCGTCCGGCACCTTCTCGTCACCAGGTGGCTGGCTGATGCGTGCGATCGGCGGTGGCAAGTCCAACGCCGGCGTTGCCGTCAACGAGTACGGCGCGCTCAAGCTGCCGGTGGTCTATGCCTGTGTGAATCGGATATCGAACCCGATCTCATGGTTCCCGCTGCGCATGTATCGGCCGCGCACCAACGGGTCCGGCAAGGAAGTTCTGAGGCCGGGGAACGGGCCTGGACAACATCCATTCGCGCACCGCCTTGGCGTCCGTCCAAACGACCTCATGGCGTCCCGCACGGTGCGTAAGGTCAGCCAGGGCCACGCCCTCCTGTGGGGCAACGGATATCTGGAAGTCGAGCGCAACGGCCGCGGCCAGGGCGTGGGGTTGTATCCTCTCTTGCCGGATCGCACCGGCCCGGTACGCCGGAGCGGCGAGCACTGGTTCGAGACGACGATCGACGGAACGAAGCATCGGCTCGACCCTGACGACGTGATCCACATCATGGATCAGAGCCAGGACGGCTATGTCGGCCTGTCGCAGATCGCCATGGCGCGGGAAGCGGTTGCCATGGGCCTCGCCATGGAGATGTTCGGCGGCAAGTTCTTCGCCAACGACGCAAAGTCCGGTGGCTTCCTGCTCCATCCGGGTAAGCTCAGCCAGGTCGCCAAACAGAACATCAAGGGGCCGAACGGCGAGGTCAAGCGCAATCCCGAAAACCCGGCTTCCTCGCTCGACGAGCAAAGCGGTCTCGACAACGCGCACCGGGTCAAGGTGCTCGAAGAGGGCATGAAGTTCGTCCAGACGACGATCCCGCCGGAAGACGCTCAGTTCCTCGGCAGTCGGGAGTTCCAGATCGCAGAGATCGCCCGCATCTTCGACGTGCCGCTGATCCTCCTTCAGAGCCAGGAGAAGCAGACCTCTTTCGGAGCGGGCATCGAGCAGTTGATGATCGGCTTCATCACCCAAACCGTCGGTCCATGGATCGACGCATGGGAACAGGAATTGAACTGGAAGCTCTTCACCGACGAGGAGAAGGAAGCCGGCTACTACGTCAAGTTCAACATGAACGCCCTGCTGCGGGGCGACATGAAGACCCGCGCCGTCTTCTATAACAAGGTGTTCAATGTGGGCGGCTTCTCTCCGAACCGAATTCTTCAACTTGAAGACGAGGACCCGATCGGCCCGGAAGGCGACGAGCATTTCGTGCCGGCGAACATGGTGACGCTGAAGCGCGCCACCGATCCGAACTACAAGCCGGACAATTCGGCCTCGTTGGCGGCAGTGCGTGAGCCTGATCCGGAAGAGGAAGAGGCCGAGGAGCGCGCAGAAAGGGACGGCGAATGAAGTATGCCCATATCCTGCTTGCGGTCGCGTCCGAATGCTGGGCGATCGATCCCGACAAGCTTGATCAGATCGTCGCTTTCCTCGCATTGCAGGCGTCCGGCGATAAACTCTCGGCCGAAGAGGTCGAGGCCCGCATCACCAAGCAGGGCGAGCGCGACGTTCAGCGTCAGGAAGGCTCAGTTGCGATCCTGCCGATGCGTGGCGTCATCGCCAACCGCATGAACCTGATGTCGGAAATCTCTGGCGGCACCAGCTCGGAGAAGTTCGGCAGGATGTTCGGCGCCGCCGTGGCCGATAGCGGGGTCAAGGCCGTCATCCTCGATGTGGAAAGCCCTGGCGGTGTCGTCACCGGCACGGACGAGCTGTCCTCGCAGATTTACGCGGCGCGCGGCACGAAGCCGATCATCGCCCATGTGAACGGATACGCGGCGAGCGCCGCCTACTGGATCGCCTCGGCTGCCGACGAGATCGTCGTGACCTCCTCGGGTCAGGTCGGGTCGATTGGCGTGATCGGTGTGCACGACGACGTGAGCGCTGCCTTGGAGAAGATGGGCGTGAAGAAAACCGTCCAGTCGGCAGGCAAGTTCAAGGCGGAAGGCAGTCAGTTCGGGCCGCTTAGCGAGGAGGCGCTTGCCTATCGCCAGGCACAGATCGACGCCTACTACGAAGATTTCGTTCGGGCGGTCGCTCGCAACCGGAATGTTTCCCTGTCGGCCGTGCGCGACGGTTTCGGCCAAGGCCGCATGGTCCGTGCCGAGGCCGCCATAGCTGAGGGCATGGCCGACAGGATCGCCACGCTCGATGAAACCATTGCCCGGTTTTCCGGTCAGCCGGCCCCGCGCCGCAAGCTGGCCGCCGAGCGCGAGAAGCGGGCGCTCAGCCTCTAACCACCATCCCGTCACCAGGCGGAACAGATCGCGCTCCGGGGGCCGGCTCGGGCGATGCGAAGTCGTATCCGGCGTTCAGCACTGAAAGGATAACCCATGCTGAAGCAACTCCGAGAGAAGCGCGCAAAGCTCGTCGCCGAGATGCGCGGTATCATCGAAACGGCGGAAGGCGAGGATCGTGACCTCACCGCCGAAGAGCAGACGGCCTTCGACACGGCCAAGGCATCGAAAGATGACCTCGACAAGCGTATCGAGCGGCTGGAAGGCGTCGAGGCTTCCGAGCAGGCACTCGATGCAGTCATCCCCGCCGCCTCTCGCCGCGCCGGTATCCAGCGTCCTGGCGGTGATCCCGCTGCGCGCGAGTTCGAGAGCATCGGCGAATTTCTCAGCGCCGTGCGCTTCAACCAGAACGACCAGCGTCTCAACTTCGTGGAAGGTGCTGGCGCCGAAGGTGGCGATAGCGGCCTGAGCGCCGAAATGCGCATGGACAATGATCGCCAGGGCGGCTTCATGGTGCCGACGCAGTTCCGTTCCAACATCATGAGCGTGTCGCCGCAGGATTCGCTGGTGCGTCCGCGCGCCAATGTCATCCCGGCCGGCTCGCCCCCTGATGCTGGAATCACCATGCCGGCGCTCGACCAGAGCGGTGATGCTCCCGGCAACGTCTTCGGCGGCATGACCTTCTCGTGGATCGAGGAAGGCGGTGAAAAGCCCGAAACCGACGCCGAGCTGCGCGGTGTGTCGCTGGTGCCGCACGAAATCGCCGGCTTCGTGACGGTCACCGACAAGCTGCTGCGCAATTGGCAGGCCTCCGCCGCCTTCCTGGAAAGCCTGATGCGCGGCGGTGTCTCGGCGGCAGAGGACTATGCGTTCTTGCGCGGGACCGGCAACGGTCAGCCCCTCGGCGCCCTCAACGCTCCGGTTCTCAAGGGTGTCCACCGTGCCGTCGCCAACCAGGTCAGCTATACCGATCTGGTGAACATGGTCGCGGTCCTGCTGATGCGCGGCGGTTCGCCGGTGTGGTCGATCCCGCAGGGCGCCCTGCCGCAGATCGCCAAGCTGAAGGATGAGAACAACAACCTCATCTGGCAGGCAAACGCCCGCGACGGCTTCGCCGGCACGCTGCTCGGCTATCCGGTGCGCTGGAACAACCGCGCCCCTGCGCTCGGCAGCAAGGGCGATATCCTGCTCGCCGACTGGAGCTACTACCTCATCAAGGATGGTTCCGGTCCGTTCGTGGCGGCCTCCGAGCACGTCAAGTTCACCTCCAACAAGACGATCATCAAGATCTTCTGGAACGTGGACGGCGCGCCCTGGATGAACGCCCCGTTCAAGGAAGAGAACGGCTACGAGGTCTCGCCCTTCGTCGCCCTCGACGTTCCGGCCTGATAGGTCGCGCATACCGGGCCGGCGTCAGGTCGGCCCGTTTCCCTTCCTCTCAACATCGTCATGAAAGGAGATCGCCATGCGCGACCTCGTGAATAGCCTGGCGGCCGCGGTCGCCATTCCTGCGGCCTCTTACGCTGCCGACAATACGCCTGGTGCCGTCGATCTGCTCGGCTTCGAAAGCGCCGTGATCGCCATCCACGTCGGTGTCGGCGGCATCACCTTCGACGGTACCAACAAGGTCGAGTTCAAGCTGACGCATTCCGATGACGACGCGACCTATACCGCCGTCACCGCTGCGGACGTGCAGGGCGTCGATAGCGTCGGCGCCGGCGGCATCATCAAAAGCCTCACCGCGGCTCATGCTGCGGCCGATATCACCAAGATCGGCTATGTCGGCGGCAAGCGCTATCTGAAGCTGCTCGCCGACTTCTCGGGCACGCACGGCACCGGAACGCCGATCGCGGCCGAGGTGATCAAGGGCCATTCGCGGTACTGGCCGGCCGCCTGACGATCCGCTCCCGGCGCCTCGCGCGCCGGGCTTCACAACCGGAGAACAAAATCATGAGCAAAGCACTTACCGTGCTCGCGGCCTGCGTCGACATTCGCAGCGGCAAGCGTTTTCAGCGTGGCGACGTGTTCGACCCCGCGCCCAACCCGGAACAGGCCCGCCGGCTCATCAAGGCGGAATGCCTGCCGAAGGAAGCGCTAGACGCGGCGGTCGCCGCCGAGACTGAGGCGGAAAAGGCTGCCGAGGAAGCGGCGAAGCAGAAGCGCGCCGCTGACGATGCTGCCGCCAAGGCGAAGGCCGAGGCCGACAAGAAGGCTGCCGAGGAAGCGGCGAAGCAGGACGGCAAGTAAGCCATGCTGCGCGTCGTCACGCCGCCTGAGCCTATTGTGGCGCCTGAGGAAATCCTGGGCGCCACGGCCGGCGATACTGCCGTCGCCGGTCTCATCGCGGCGGTGACCGAAGAGATCGACGGCCCGTCGGGTTGGCTCGGGCGTTCGCTCGGGCCTCAGACAATCGAATGGACCGACTGGATCGGCTGCCGGCGTACGGTGCTTCCATGCCGTCCGATCATCAAAATCGAGAGCGTGGCCTCGGTCGACGAGGGCGGCAACGAAACAGTTGTTGATCCTGCCACATACCGCCGGGATGGCGACTGCATTGTTGTCGCTGAGGGTGCAGCATGGGTGCGAGCGGCCCAGCACCGCGTCCGCTACAAGGCAGGCTATAACGGCACGTCCGGCGCCGCCGCTGGTGAGGTCCAGACCGGCGCCGTCCCCGAGCGTGCGCGCCAGGCAATCATCCTGTCGGTCCAGCACCTTCGCTCACTTCGGGTCGAAAGCCTGTATCTCAAGGTCGACGAGGTCGACGGCGTTGGCCGGAAGGAATTCACGCTGTCCGATCAGGCGAGCAACATCGTCGAACGCACCTGCGAACGGCTACTGTCGACGCTGAGGGTCTATTCATGACGCCGGCAACCGCAATCGCGGCGCTCGACAGGCAGTTGGTCGAGCATGGCGAGGACTGCATCCTTCGGCGCAAGGAAGGCAACCCGCTCACCGAGAAGGACGTGACTGTCCGCGTCTCCATTCGAGGCCTCAAGGGTGCCGATGTGGTGGGCACTGCCACGCAAGCCTATTCGAAGGCCGTCCTCTCCATGACGCAAATCCTCGCCGCTGGCTGGCCCGCTGGGCACGTCGTGACCCCCGGTGCGGTTGATCCCCGTCTGCCTCGCCCGAATGACTTCCTCGTCGTCAAGGGCAAGCAACGGCAGATCATGTTCGCTGACCCCATAGCGATCGACGGGACAGTGGTTCGGGTCAATCTCACGGTGGCGGGCTGATGGGCACCGGCTTTGAGTTCTTCGAGCGCGATCTTCGTGTCGCCACGGCCGGCATGGAGCCCGAGGCGATCAATCAGGCTGTCGCCGCCTTCGCCAAGCAGGAGGTCCGCCGGCTGATCGCCGAGGGTGCGGCCTCGCCGGAGTACGAGCGCTACGTCAACGGTGTGGCTGGCGCACCGGAGGAAGCCTACCGCGCGCCAGGCGCGATCGTCTACGAGTTCACGAACTGGCCGCTGGTCATCAAGGCTGCGCTGGAGGAACTGCAGAAGCGCGCGCCGCGTAAATCGGGACGCTTTGCGGGATCCTTTATCGTCATCGCTGGCGGCCGGGTCATCAACGATTTTCGGGAACTGCCGGCAGCGTCCGAGGTGATCATCACCAACGCGCAACCCTATGTTCGCAAGGTTGAGGGTGGAAGGCTGGGTGTGCCGCGTCGTTCGGTATTCGATGGCACCAAGCGGGCGCTGGCTCGACGGTTCTCAGGTGTATTTCAGTTCGAAACCCGGTTCCTCGACATCGCCAGCGGCCTCCATCCCCTGATCCCGTACCGGCTCAAGCACAGCCAGGGCGGCCGTAAGGATCGGCAGGCAGGCATGCCGATCACCTATCCCGCAATCG